CATAGGGAGAGAAGATTACTTCAAGAAAGAGACACACAGAACAAAACTTCCTGTCAAAAGACTAGGAGAGTTACAAAACCAGGTAATAGAAGCGAGGAACCCGAAATTCTTCATGCACAAAGAGTTTAAAGATGTCCGAGACCTCATGCCAGAGAATCAGCCACGAGATTTTGGAGTGCAACACTTCTTCGGCGGGGAAAATTATCCCATGCCTCAATTCGAGCCAGACCCAAGTTTGAGGAATGAGGAGTCAGAGCGTGGGCATGTGTATGGCGGTTTGGGAAAACCACCGAAGCCGTTGACATTCGAGAAGGACAAGCTGGCGGATGAATTAGAGCAGGGTCTGATAAAAGAAAAACACAAATCTTTAATTCTTCCAAAACACCTTGAGAGGTTCGCAGAGGGTGAAACGTGGCATGCAATTTCACGGAAAATCAGGGCAGAGAAACTCTTAGAAGACTTTCTTAAAACTTCGGAACAGTATTAATTGAAGAATCTTGAAACAACCAACAAACGCAAATGGCTTCAAAAAAGAAGAACGCAGCACCCGCTCAAGAAGGAATTTCTCGCGAGGATAAAATCTCCAGAGGATCACGGGCAAAACAGATCGTTGAAGACCCCCTGTGGATTGAAGCATTTGATGCTCTCGACATACGCTATGAAACCGAGTGGCGGAGTTCCGCAGAAACAGACACTGCAAAGCGGGAGAACATGTACATGCGGTTGAAGGTGTTGGAAGACGTTAAGCTGCATTTTGAGGAAGCAGTTACTTCAGGAAAAGTCGCAAAACAACAGTAAGGAAACATGCCAGCAACAGAAGACACCACCAGCAGCTCCTCATCGGAGACTGGGATTGGTGCCGCATCAGACGGATTTCAACGATTTCTCGACTCCGATGGAGAAACCGAGGAACCACCGAAGAAATCCGGGGATTCTGCCCCAGAGGAGGAAAATCAGTATGAGGCAGAAAGCCAAGAGGAAGAGGAAGAGGAACTTCTGGAAACAGAAGACGATGATGAGTATGACCCAGATGATGAGGAGCCAGAGCAAGGTGAGGCACAGAAGTATGAAGTCAAGATCGATGGAGAAAAGTCTGAAGCCACTCTGGATGAACTGATAGCTGGATACTCGCAAAATGTGTCCTACACCCAGAAATCTCAAACACTGGCAGAGGAGCGCCGGCAGTTTGAGGGAGAACTGACGGAGTCACGGCAAGTTCGTGACCAAGCCGTCCAGATTCTTCAGGAGTTGCAGGAGCAAAACAAACCTGTGGAGCATGACGAGCAATATTGGGCAAATCTCAAGGAAAATGACCCAATTCAGTATTTGACTGAACGGGACACCCTGAGAGAGTCGCAAGTTCAACTACAGTTGAGAGACCATCAGCAGAAAATCCTGCAAGCCCAAAAGGCACAGGAACAAGAGTCGCAGATGGACCGATACGTTGATGAACAGCGCGGGAAACTTGCAGAACTCATCCCAGAATGGAGCGACAACGATGCCGCAGTCAGCGAAAGGAAGCTGATCTGGGAGTATGGTCGCAAAATGGGATTTTCTGACGAGGAACTGGATCATGCATATGATGCGCGAGCAGTGGCAACACTACGCAAAGCAGCACTGTTTGACCAGTTGCAAGTAAAGCGCAAAGGGATTAAACCCGTACAGCGTCCCACTCTCAAGGCAGGAAACGCCCCTGGAGACCCCAAACGGCTCAAGCAGAGCAAAGCACAGGCAAGATTGCGTAAAACTGGGAGGGTGGAAGACGCCGCTCCCGTATTCTTTGACTTAATCCGTTCATCTTAGACAAACTATTATGGCTATTGTAACAAACACGTTCCAAACCTATCAGGCGATTGGTCGCCGAGAGGATTTGCAGAACACCATCTATAATATTGCCCCTTCTGATGTGCCATTTATGAGCATGATTGGAAGAGGAAAAGCAGCAAACACTCTGCATGAGTGGCAGACAGACACCCTCGCTGCTGCGGCAAACAACGCACAGGTGGAAGGCGATGAGTATGCATTCGGCGCCGTTACTCCAACTGTTCGCTTGTCCAACCAGACGCAGATTTCGCGGAAAACCGTGATTGTCTCTGGGACACAACAGGCAAGCAATAATGCAGGTCGGGACGGGGAAATGTCCTATCAACTTGCAAAGGCTTCAAAGGAGTTGAAGCGGGATATGGAAACTGCTCTGACCCAGCATGTTGCAAAAGCAGCAGGGTCTACCAGTGCAGCAAGAAAGCTTGGAGGAATGGAAACCTGGCTGTCCACGAACTCTTCTCGTGGAACTTCGGGTGCAGACCCAGCCTCTGCTGGTGCCGCGCCAACCGACGGTACACAAAGGGTGATATCGGAAACCCTCCTCAAAGCCGTCATCCAGTCGGTTTTCTCTGCTGGAGGTGATCCGTCTGTTTTGATGGTTGGTGCCTTTAACAAAGGTTCAGTGTCTGCCTTTACCGGCAGGTCGCAAGCTCGTCAGATGATTGACGAAGACCGCATCCAAGGAGCGGCTCATCTGTATGCCTCCGATTTTGGAGAACTGCGGGTGATGCCCAACCGGTTCCAGCGGGAACGGTCTGCCTTTGTAATTGACAAAGACTACTGGTCGGTTGCGTATTTCAGGGATTTCCGTACAGAGGAAATCGCAAAAACTGGTGATGCCATTAAACGGGCGCTGCTGGTGGAGTACACCCTGGTCTCTAAGAATGAGGCGGCCAGTGGAGTCATTGCAGACCTGACCGCAGCGTGATCAATGTCTGGTAGCAAAAAGCTGCTGGAACGTCAAGGCCGGAGTGAAGAAGTCTTTCACCCCGGCCAAGATGGGGATTTTGCCATTGAAACAAGGGAGGATGTTGAACCCCTGATTGAAGTGGCAAAAGACCTCTCGGACTTGCAGCCGTCAAAAGAAATGAGACATGCCGCTATTATTCCGCAGTTTGTCCTTGATCAAGCACTTCGTGAAGATTGGGGAAAAGATGACTGGCGTAAATGGGCAAATAATCATGACAACCAAGTGTTCAGAACCTGGAAGGGAAAACTGTAATGGCACTTTCAAGCTTTAGTGGACTCAAGGCAAGCATCGCAGATTTTCTCAACCGTAGCGATTTAACCTCGGTTATTCCAGACTTTATTACTCTTACAGAAGCAGACCTTAGCAGGAATCTTCGTGTGAGAGAAATGAGTGTCAGAACCCGCGGACCTGTCTCTACTCAGTACGTCAAACTTCCGGCAGATTTTCAATCTCTGAGAAACATCGACCTGCTGACAGACCCTGTCTCTCCTTTGCAGTACAGAACGCCAAGGAAGTTGGACCAATTCCGCAGGGAAGACAAAAGCGGACAGCCTGTTTTCTACACCATCATACAGAACAATCTTGAGTTCTCTCCTGTGCCAGAGAAGGAATACACAGTGGAAATTCTGTATCACCAGTCGATTCCAACGCTCTCTGACTCGATAACGACCAACTGGATGCTCGATAAACACCCGGATGCGTATCTCTACGGGTCTCTCATGCAAAGTGCTCCATACCTCAAAAGCGATGAACGCATTCCGGTATGGGCAGGACGATACCAGCAAATCTTGGATCAAATCCGATCTGGAGATGACGATGCTCGGTATTCAGGGTCAACCCCTGTAATTACATTCACTCCATTCTGATTAAGGAAATAAAATGGCGGGATTTACAAACTACCTTGAAGACAAGGTGATGGGACATCTTTTTGGTGCCACCGCCTACACTGCTCCAACATGGTATGTGGGGCTGCTTACTGCTGCTCCATCAGACTCTGCCGCAGGAACCGAGGTTGCTGGAGGAAGTTATGTCAGAAAAGCAGTTACATGGACGGTGATAGGGGCTGGAGCAGCACAGGCAACCAACACTGCTGCTCTCGAATGGGATGCAGCAACCGCAGACTGGGGGACTGTTACACATGCTGGAATTTATGATGCCCTCGCTGACCCCTCCAACTTAGGAGCGCAAGTCCAACTCACTCAGTCTGATTTCACAACTGTAAATCCAAAAACGGTCAATGATGGAGATGTCTTCAAAATTGATGCCGGCAATCTCAAAGTAACTTTGGATTAAGATGGCATTTGGAAACCTTGAATTTGGTGCAAATAACTTTGGGCTTACTTCCGGAAGGTTCGCCAGAATACAGGCTACGGCCACTACCCAAATTGCAGGAGCAGTCACCTGGTCTCCAAAAGTGCGCACTGTTGGAGTCACAACAATGGGAGCATTTGGAGGAACAGTCATCGGGGCATGGGGCATAAGTAACTCGATAACAACTCTTGCTGCAAGTGGAACTTTCGAGATTTCTGGGTTTATTGCAGTGCCGGCAACAATCTCCACAATGGATGCCTTTGCCTACATTGCATGGGACGGGCAATCAGTACCTGATTCCACTTGGACTACACAAACGGTGAACTAGATGGCGGATACAACCAATTTTGCATTAGAAAAACCGGCAGTCGGCGGCTACAGGAACTCTTGGGGTGGAACCCTCAACACAGGGCTGGACAAGATTGATGAACTCCTTGCATTGGCATTGCCCGTAGGAACCATCCAGCTTTGGCCGAAAACCACTGCACCCGCTGCAACTGCCAACGGAGGGACATGGCTGCTCTGCAACGGCAGCGAACTGCTGAAAACCGCTTATCCTGATCTCTCCTCTGCAATTGCAGCAACTTTTGGAGATGGACCCTCTGGGGTACTTTATTTCAAATTGCCAGACTTCCGGGCGCGAGTCCCCGTTGGATACAACACGGATGCCACTCTGACTGGACGCTCCACTCGTGCAATCGCGGCAAACGGAGGAGAGGAAACGCATGTGCTGACCGAGGGGGAGATGAACTCCCATAACCACGGGGTCACGGACCCTGGACACGACCATGATTTTAAGGTGCCCTCCCACACCCACGACGGGGGTACAACCGGGAGCGCAACGCTCTCCCTTACCGATCCGGGGCACACACACACCATCAAGGGGGCATGGGAGACCATCAGTCCAACCGCGCTTGTTAATGACATGCAGAGTCGCGCTTCTCCCCCTCCCAACAGTTTATCCAGCGAAAGTGCTATCACCAACATTACCATCACTGATCCCCATGATCACAGCTTTGATACTGAAGTGAACTCGGATGCGCTCGACGTAATAAGCGGGGACACCGATGCGGTGCAGACCCTCGCCTCCATCGGTATTACCACTCAAGTTGTGGGATCAGACACGGCACACAACAATATGCCCACCTTCCTGGTGGTGAACTACATCATCTTGGCAAAACATCCAACATTCTAGGAGACTATGAGTACGATAAATTATACTGTAAAAGTTGTCTCCAGCAAATTCACGGTTGATGATGCATCTGCACCAATACTGTCATTTCGTGATGGAGACACCTATGTATTTGATCAAGCAGATTCGTCGAATGCAGGACATATCCTCCAGTTTTCAATTACATCCAACAACTCTGGTGCTGCCGAATACACGGTTGGTGTTACAAAGACAGGAACAGCAGGTAGTGCAGGAGCAAAGACCACCATCATTACCTCTGGGAGTACCACGGATACGTTGTATTACTACTCCAGTGGAGGAGGAACACATGGAGCAGAATTTAGCAACACTGGCTTTAATACTTCCACAAGGGGTTTCATAAAACCCGTCGTTGGAGCAGATTCCACTGCCGAAAAGTGGGGTCCAATGATTAACCACTCCTTTGACCAGATTGATGCTCTGATACCACAACAAGGACTTGCCGTCACAGACACGCCAACATTTGCAACTCCAACAGCAGATGGACATGCTGCAATCAAAAGTTATGTGGATGGTGGCTCTACTACCTTAGCACAAGTAGCAAGCACGAATCTAACAGGTGCGATAGCAGATAGGTTTCATCTTTCGTTAGCGTATGTACTCACAGGAGATGTGACGATAGCAGGAGGTGTTGTGTTTGGAAAAATAATAACGGGAACAACTGATATTAGTTTAACTAATGACAGTTCTGATAGAATCATATCCAATGC